GACGATATTTCAAATGATATGAGGCTGGCCATGAACCGGCGGCAACTGGCGCAAGGCGGTCAAATCATCCGAACAGATACCGGCGAGATATTGGCCGAAGCCGAGAGGATAATCAATGGCTAACATAACTGAAGGCTTAGAAAGCCTCACCATTTCAATATCTTCAATTAAACCGGACCCGCGCAACGCCCGGAAGCACCCTGAGCGCAACCTTGAGGCTATCAAGCGGTCTCTGGAACAGTATGGTCAGAGAAAGCCTATTGTAGTCCGTAAGGCAACGATGCACGTCGAGGCCGGGAACGGAATGCTTCAGGCGGCAAAGGCACTCGGCTGGACAGAGATTGCAGCGGTCCTGATTGACGATGATGAGGACACCGCCAAGGCTTTCGGCCTGATGGACAACAAGTCGGCTGAACTGGCCGAGTGGGACCTGCCCACGTTGAAAGACCTTCTCACCGAGCTTGACACCGGCGCTTTCGATATGGATTTGACGGGGTTCGATACCAAAGAGATCGAAGACCTGATGACGGCCTGCCCTCCTGAGCCAAAAGAAGGCTTGACCGACGACGACGCTATACCAGAGCAGGTGGAGACCATCTGCAAGAAGGGCGATCTTTGGAAGCTGGGAGAGCATCGCTTATTGTGCGGGGACGCAACGGTTATTACCGATGTTGAGAGGCTGATGGCTGGGGATAAGATAGGTCTGTTGGCAACTGATCCGCCTTATGGAATCAATATCGTCCATGTAGATGGAGCCACCGTCGGTGGCTCCAAACCTTTTGGATCAGTAAAGCCAGGAGCCAGAGGCTTTGGCTCCTGGGGAACTGTACAGAAAGGACCAAAGAGCAAAAACCAACTCATTAAAGCCAACGTGTATCACACAATTGAGGGGGACGATAAGCCATTTAATCCAACGCACTTAATCGGTATCGCAGATCACACTGTCCTATGGGGCGCGAATTACTATGCTGATAAGTTACCCTCAAGTGCAGGATGGATATGTTGGGACAAACGGGAGCAGATAACCCGTAATTCATTCGCTGACTGTGAACTCGCGTGGACATCCGATCATAAGCCATCTCGGGTGTTCTCCCATCTCTGGAATGGGTTACATAAAGGCAGTGAACACGGTGACAGGAGGTTACACCCTACACAAAAACCTGTCGCCCTATTTGAATGGCTGATCGAGCAATACACCGAAGAATCGGACATCGTCGCCGATTTATACGGCGGCTCAGGTTCCACTCTCATCGCCTGCGAGAAGTTGCAGCGCAAGTGTCGGATGATGGAGATTGACGAGCATTATTGTGATGTGATCATTACCCGCTGGCAGGATTTCACCGGCAAGAAAGCGGAGTTAATCAATGGGTAGAACACCGAGACCAGACGAAATCAAGAAGCTCATGGGAGAACCGAATAAGGATCGGTTCAACCCGAACGGGCCGAAACCCAAACCATCAAGGCCGACTTGCCCAGCGCATTTGAGTGGATCAGCAAAGCAGGAGTGGAAGCGGATAGTCCCTGAACTTGAAACGTTGAATTTGCTCACCCAGATCGACAGGGCGGCGCTGGCGGCTTACTGCGAAGCATACGGGCGATGGGTAACGGCAGAGAAGAAACTGGCAGAACTCGGCAAAATGAGTCCACAGCAGATGGCGTATCTTTACAAGACCACGAACGGTAACCTGATTATCAACCCTCTTTTGAGCGTGTGCAATACCGCAATGGCGCAGATGAAATCATTTCTCACCGAGTTCGGGATGACCCCGGCAAGCCGGACGAGGATATCAGTTGCCCCCTCATCGAAAGAGGTTGACCCGATGGAAGATATATTGACTCAGGTCGAGCAGATTGCTCACAAGGCCGCAGGGGGACGATAATTGCCTGGGTTGATGAGGCGAAAGCAGATAGAGCCGTCCGGTTCTTTGAAAGCCTCATTCTTTTGGATGGACGGTGGGCCGGGAGCCGATTGCAGCTTCTGGAATGGGAAAAGAAGATTATCCGTGACATCTTCGGTACCATGCGGGACAGGACCAATCTCCGGCAGTACCGAACAGCCTATATAGAAATTGCAAAGAAGAACGGGAAAACGGCCCTTGCTGCGGGATTCGTTAATTATCTGCTTTCAGCGGACGGTGAACCGGCTCCTGAAATCTATGGAGCCGCGGTAGACCGCAATCAAGCGTCTCTAGTTTACAGGCCGGCGGCAAACATGGTCCGGCAGAATCCGGCATTATCGAAGCGATGTGTTTGCCGGGACTCCATGAAGCGGATCATCAACCGCGAGAATAACGGATTCTATCAAGTTCTATCGGCTGAAGTCCCTCAGAAGCACGGACTCAACGTACATGGATGCGTGATAGATGAGCTGCACGCCCAGCCTAACCGCGACCTTTACGACGTTCTGACGAAGTACAGCGGATCCGCGCGGACTCAGCCTTTATGGGTATTCATCACTACGGCGGGGACTGACCGAAACAGCATCTGTTATGAACTGCACGAGAAAGCGCGCCAAATCCTCAACGGCACACGGGAAGACCCGACTTTTTACCCGGTCATTTATGGCCTTGAGGATGAGGACGATTGGACTGACGAAAGGAACTGGTACAAGGCGAACCCCTCGCTTGGGAGCATCCTCACGATTGAGGACTTCCGAAGGGATTTTGAAGAGGCCAAACAGAACCCGGCCGATGAAAACCAGTTCCGGCAACTCCGGCTTAACCAGTGGGTCAAGCAGAATGTCCGGGCGATCCCCTTGGCGAAGTGGGACGCTTGCGGCGGGCCGATTCAGAGTCTTTATGGGCGGCCCTGCTACGGCGGGCTTGACCTCTCAAGCACTGATGATCTGACGGCGTTGGTCTTGGCATCGCCCGCGAGCGATGGCTATTACGATTTCATGGCCCATGCGTGGATACCGGAAGACCGGATGCGCGAACACGAGCGCAAGCATCGAGTCCCTTATACCAAATGGATTCAGCAGGGATTTGTGACGGCCACACCAGGCAGCGTCATAGACTACAAGTTTGTCATTCATGATATCGCGGACATCTGCGAATCCCTTGACCTTCGGGAGATGGCTTTTGATCGGTGGGGAGCTGCGAAAGTGGTGCAAGACCTTGAGGAGCTGGGGTTTAGCCTTGACCCAAAAGCCAGACGAAAGAAGCTCATCCAGTTCGGGCAGGGCTATGCTTCGATGAGCGCCCCGACTAAGGAACTGCTGCGGCTGGTGGGCGATGGGAAGATTCGGCATGGCAACAATCCGGTCCTGCGGTGGAATGTTGATAACTTTGTCACCCGGAGCGACCCGGCGGGAAACGTGAAGCCGGATAAGGAAAAGGCTACCCAGAAGATAGACGGCGTTGTGGCGATGATTATGGCGCTCGACAGGGCCATTCGCAACAAGGGCAACGGGAGATCAATCTATGAAGACCGGGGCTTTGAGTTGGCAGGTGTGAACTGATGAATATAAAAAACATCTTGCAGAAGATTGGGAATGACCCTATGGGAGAGCGCAAGGGGTGGGCGCAGAAGCCATTCTGGTCTTGGGTTGACCGGATAGGCTCCGGCGGCGGTTATTCCAAGACCGGGCTCACCATCAATGCCGACAATGCTCTTGGATGCAGCGCCTATTATGCGGGAGTGACCTTGATTGCCCAAACAGTGGGCCAAGTGCCCTTGATGCTCTATGAGAGATTGGAGCCGAGAGGCAAGAAGCGGGCTACTGACAACCAGCTCTATGATCTTCTACACGATGCGCCAAACCCCGAAATGCCAGCGTACACCTTCAAAGAGACTCTACAGGGGCATTTGCTTACTTGGGGGAATGCCTATTGTGAGATTCAATGGGACCCGCTCTATGAAATCCCTACGGCACTCTGGATTCTCCGGCCTGACAAAATGTTGGTGCGGAGAAACGAGAAGGGCGCTATTGAATATATCTATACCCTTCCAAACGGCAACACGGGTATCCTACCACCGAAGAACGTCCTGCACATTCCGGGGTTTGGATATGATGGGCTGATCGGATATGATCCGCTCACCCTTTGGAAAGAGGCTATTGGGCTGGCAAAAGCGGCTGAGGAGTTCGGGGCTAAGGTGTTCACCGGCGCGAACCTTCGCGGGGTGTTGACTCACCCTGACAAGGTTAGCCCGGATGCTGAGAAACGAATGCGGGCCTCATGGGAAGACCTGTATAACGGGCTGAATAATGCCCACAGAACAGCGATTCTGCAAGAGGGGGTGACTTTTCAAGACGTGGGCATGCCTCCTGAGGATATGCAGATGCTTCAGACGCGAGCCTTCCAGAAAGAGGAAATCGCCATGATTCTGCACATTCCCTCGCGTTTCCTGAACGCTAAGACGGAATCCTCGGACTATGCCAATGTCGAGCAATCATCTATCGAACTTGTCACGTATTGCCTGACTCCCTGGTTCACGCGGTGGGAGCAGACCATCAATCAAAAACTGATTCTTGGGGCAGACCGGAAAAAGTATTTCAGCGAATTCTTGACGGCTTCATTGCTCCGCGGCGACCTCAAGAGCCGATACGACGCTTATGCCATAGCCAAGAATAATGGTTGGCTATCGCCAGATGAGATTCGCGAGCTTGAAAACATGAATCCCAGGCCGGACGGCAAGGGCGGCGAGTACCAAGCGGCGCCCACCGGGGCGGCACCGAATCCAAAGCCACAATAAATAAACTAAACCGAAGACCACGAAGGCGCTATAAATAGCGCCTTTTTTATTGGAGGCAAACATGGAACTTGAGCGCAAGTCATTTACAGGAATCGACCTGAAGGCAGACAAGCCGGGGAGTTTCACGGCGAAAATTGCACAACTGAACGTGATCGACAAAGATCAGGATGTAACGCTTCCCGGCTCATTCCCGCAAGGGAAGTCGATCTTGATAAGCGCATACCAACATGAAAGCTGGATGGGAGCCTTGCCTGTGGGCAAAGGAACGGTGAAGGAAGTCGGAAACGATGTGATTGTAG